CGTCAACAGATGATACAAGAATTAGTTTAAATTTAGAATTAAAATGTAATGAAAAAGAAAAGGAGATTTTTAATGTTTAAATATCACGTTATTAAAAAAGCTTTATCTTACGAATTAGCTAATTTTATATTTAATTATTTTTTACTTAAAAGAGATGCGGTAAAGTTTATGTATAAAAATAACATAAATTCACAGTCCCCGATGCTTGGAACATGGACTGATCAACAAGTGCCAAATACATATTCTTGTTATGCTGATTTTGTAATGGAAACTCTATTAATGAAAATGCTACCTGTAATGAAAAAAGAAACAGGGTTAGATTTAATACCTACTTATTCATACGCAAGAGCATATAAAAAAGGAGATATATTAAGACGCCATAAAGATAGACCTTCTTGTGAGATATCTACCACATTAAACCTTGGTGGAGATCCTTGGCCTATATTTATCGATGGTACGGGGGCTAACAGCGTCATAGACGAGTATAAACAGATACATAAGCCCAATGCCCCAAAAGGCACAAAAGTTCTACTTGAAGTCGGTGATATGTTAGTATATAGTGGCTGTGAATTAGAGCATTGGAGAGAACCTTTTGAAGGTAATACTTGCGGACAAGTATTTCTTCATTATAACCATGTAAATGGTCCTTTTGCTGAAAAAAACAGGTTCGACAAAAGGCCAATGTTAGGTGTTCCACCAATAAGGAGCACATAATATAATGGAGTTATATGTTACAAAAGATAGATATCTTACCTGGGTTCAACAAACAAGTCACCCCTACAGGAGCAGAAGGACAATGGACAGGTGGAGATTATGTACGATTTAGATATGGTACACCCGAAAAAATAGGTGGTTGGAATCAATTAGGAGAAAACTATCTTACAGGAGCTGCTAGAGCTCAACATCAATTTGTTAATAGTTCAGGTTTTAAATATTCAGCTATAGGAACTAACAGAATTTTATATGTGTATTCTGGAGGTGTTTTCTATGACATTCACCCTATTAAATCTACTAATACATTAAGTAATGCTTTTAGCACAACTAATGGTTCTACTGAAGTAACCATTACTTTTTCTTCTCCTCATAATATAAGTGCTGGAGATATTGTTTATTTAGATAATTTTTCAGCAATTACAAATTCTAACTATAGTGCGTCAGATTTTGACGATAAAAAATTTATGGTAACGACAGTGCCTACAACAACTACAATTACCATAACAATGGCTAGTGCTGAAACAGGAAGTGGTGCTACTACTTCTGGTGGCATTAGGGTTCAGCATTATTATCCAGTAGGACCAGCAACCCAGCTTCCTGGTTATGGTTGGAGTTTAGGACAATGGGGTGGTACTGTTTCTGGAGAAGCAACTACAACTTTAAGTGCTGGTATTAATGCGGTAACTACAACGATAGCTTTAACAGATGCATCTCAATTTCCTTCATCAGGAACTAACTATGTTCAAATAGGAACTGAAGAAATTTCTTACACAGGTATATCTACCAATACTTTAACTGGTGTTACTAGAGGAGTTAGAAACACCACAGCTGCTAGTCATAGTGGTGGAGATACTGTTACCAATAGTTCCGATTATGTAGGATGGGGAGAAGCTGCTAGTGGAGACTATGTAATTGATCCTGGTTTATGGAGCTTAGATAGTTTTGGTAAAAAATTAATAGCTCTAATTCATAATGGTCCTATATTTGAATGGGACTCAGATGCATCAAATGCAACAGCAACAAGAGCAACCATTATCAGTGGTGCGCCAACCGCGTCACGTGATATGATTGTATCTACTCCTGATAGACACTTAGTATGTTTTGGAACTGAAACTACTATTGGTACATCTACTACTCAAGATGATATGTTTATTAGATGGTCTAATAGAGAAGATATTAATACATGGGCTATTACTTCAACCAATACAGCTGGTTCACAAAGACTGGCTGACGGATCACGGATCATGGGAGCTGTTAGAGGTAGAGATGCAACATATGTATGGACTGATACTGCTGCATTTACAATGAGATTTGTTGGAGTTCCGTTTGTATTTGCCTTTTCACAAGTAGGAACTAACTGTGGTTTAATTGGAATGAACGCTGCAATCGAGGTAGATGGCGCTGCATATTGGATGTCAGAAAATGGTTTTTTTAGATTTACTGGTAAACTAGAATCTATGCAATGCTTAGTTGAAGACTATGTTTATGATGATTTAAATACCACAGCCCAACAATTAATTAATTGTGGATTAAATAATTTGTTTGGAGAAATATATTGGTTCTATCCAAGTAATAGTTCAGAAATAGTTAATAGAATGGTTAGTTATAACTATTTAGATTCAAGTCCACAAAGACAAATATGGGTTACTAGTAGTTTAGATAGAACTACTTGGTCGGATTCTGCTGTTTTTGGTAAACCTCATGGTACAAAATACACGGCAAGTAATGATGTATCTTTTGATGTTGTAGGAAATACTGAAGGTAGAACAGCATACTTTGAACACGAAACAGGAACAGATCAAGTAGAAGCAGGATCTGTTTCAGCTATTGCTGCCAGCGTTGAATCTGGAGATTATGATATAACAGTTACTAAAGAAGGAGGAGCTACACTTCAGGGAGATGGAGAGTTTTTAATGAAGATTAGAAGATTCTTACCTGACTTTATATCTCAAACAGGCAATACTCAAATTACATTAAACCTTAGAGATTATCCTAATAGTTCACAAGCAAGCTCTCCTCTAGGACCCTTTACAATTAGCTCAAGTACGACTAAAGTAGACACTCGTGCCAGAGCACGAGCAGTTTCTTTAAAGATTGCTAATACAGGAACATCACAAGACTGGAAATTAGGAACCTTTAGACTAGACATACAACCGGACGGAAGAAGATAATGGGCATAGGCAAATTTATAAGACGTACAAATTATCCAACGGCTTATTTAGAAGGAACTTTTGAAGATAAATTTTATAAAGATGTTGTAGAACCTGCTAAAGCAGGAACAAAATCTAAACCTTCTCTTGGACAATTAATAAAAAATTGGAGGCCCCATAAAGCTTTTATGCCACAATCTATGGGAGGAACATTTTATACTAAAGGAACTCCTGCAGCTTTAAAAGCTTTAAGAGGTTCTGGAATTGTAGGTGCTGCTACATTAGGTGCTGAAGGAGGAGCTAAACTAGGAAATTGGGCTTATAAAAATTGGGAACCTGCTACAAAATTTGGAGATTGGATAGGTAGCAATATTTATGATGCAGTTCAAAATTATGGAAAAGCACAAGCAAGTATCCCTACTACTCAAGATGATAGAATTAAATCTGCTATACAAAAACAAATGATTAAGGAAGGAACTGCAACACCTATGGGAAGAAGATATGGAAACATGTCTATGGGACAAGGTAGGCCTGACTGGGTTGCAGATAGAAGTCCTGTACAACAAGGATTAAAAGAAATTGAAATAGGAATGGCTCCGTTTGTAGCTAATAGAATACCTGGTCAACAAGACTTAGCAAGTGATTTTTTTATGGATTCTATTACAAAAGATAGTAAATTTTATAATCCATATAAACCTACATTCAGAGATCAAATAAAAAAAGGATTTAATAAATATGCAAAACCTGTAATGGGTGGAATAATGTCAGCAATTTCTGGAATACCAGGAATGGGATTATTAATGAATGCGTTTGATAATCCTGATCCATACGCTCAAAATAGAATTGATATGTATGGTGCTTACAGAGGAAGGGATGGTGCTATAAAAGATAAATTTGGATATAATGTAGGAAAAACTTTAATGAAAAATAGATTTATGGAACCTGGATCTAATTCATATAGATCATATGCATTAGATGCTATGCGAGGTATGGACAGAGCTGGAAGAAGACCAGCTTTAGATAATTATTACCAACAAACATATGGAAAAACTTGGGATCAAGTTAAAAAAGACCATCAAAAAAAGCAAGATCCTTTTAATAATACCAATCCTTTTGCAGGAACAGCAGATAATTTTGCAGGCGGAGCTGACAAATCTTTTGATACAGGTCAACCTTCTACTGCTGGAGTAAAAGGAAGTTCTTATTCAAGAGGAAACTATGGTGGAAGAGGTCATCATTGGGCTAAAGGAGGAATAGTAAGTTTATGGCGAAGATAGTACAGGTTATAACTAGAGCTTCAGAGCAATACGATGCAGCTGTAGCTCACTCTTTAATAAGAGATTTAGATGGTGTAATAGAAAAACTAAACACCACATATCAAGAAGAAATAAAACAGGAGATAGAAGCATTTAACTTCTTTGTAAATTAATGGCAGTAGTAAACGAATTTAAATTTTATGGAGTAGATAATGATACCACAGG